GTTCGTTAAGCGAGCCATACTCGGTGGCAATGTTGCCAGTAAACTCAGATTCTACGTTGTGATAGTCACGCACCATTCTACGCAAGGCTTGCTCAGGACTCATAAAAGGATTAAGGCCAAGTATCGCACCTGCTATGCTGCCTGTGATTTTGCCTTTACGCTGTGCAAACCAATCTGGGGTACGTTGTTCTATATTTTTTGACATTGTCATGCTCCAATGCGCCCACATTGTAGGCGCGTTTAAAGGGTGGTTAGTGGGTTAATCAGTTATGCGCGTTTTTTTAAAAAGTTTTTTACCTAACTTAATGAATGCCGAAGCAAAACCGCTAGACTCCCAGTCGCCCATTACTGTTATTTCGATTGTTTTGTCACTGTCAAGCTCTATTTGACGCTCTCCATTTATTGAGACTATGGCACAAGTAGATGGCGGGCGTATCTTTAGCGTGGTATATCCGCCATGGCCTGAATCTCCACCTTGCAGTCCGTTTGTTGTATATTCAATTTCTATATGCTCAGGCATTAAAGATTCTGCTAAAATACGCAATTCAGGAAGGTGCGGCACAGCTCCTCGGCACTTTTCATTAAGCACTGTAACAATGGCTTTTTGTGCGTCCGCTGCCATTGCTAAGTGCGGGTCTTTTTCTTCACATAAGCCTATACAATATGTTTCAATTGCGGCTTCAATTGTTTCTAATTGGTCTTCTGTTAAACTTAACTTAATCATTTTAATACTCTCTTTTTAAAAGGCGCATTGCTGCGCCTAGTGGTGTGGTTAGTTGGTTAGATTAAAAAGGGATTTCATCGTCTAAAGGGTCATAGACAGGCGCAACAGGTGCAGGAGCTTTGCGCTGTGTTTGCGCCTGAACTTGCGCCACTTGCGCCTGTGGTGCTTGTTGTTTGGCAGGTGCTACGGCACTAATCCAATTGCCTGTTTTGCCGTTAATATCCCATATTTGCACTTTAACGGCCATTGGCTTTCCAACAAGCGCGGTCATCAAGTGCATATCTTCGGGTGTTTCTGTGAGCTTGCTTAGTTTACCGCCACAATTCGCATCAATCGCTGCAAGCATTTGCTTGGCTTTGTCGCCCTGTTTTGGGCTAAACACTTTTAATTTGTGAAACAATACGCGGTTAGCATAATCAGCAGGGCGCATAACACGCCATTTCAAATTGATATAATGTTCGCCGTCATACTCAGCCCATTTAGCCTCTTCAATAGCCGCAATTAACGCGGTATTGTTTGGGATTGGTTGAATCTCACCGCCACCAGTTTCAAAGGTTGTTGTTGATTCAATTTGCGAACCGTCTTGTTTTTGCCAAAATGACATGATGTATCTCCTATGACCGATTGGTCATTGTTGTTAAAAAAGGTTTATTGTTGATTGTAAAAAGGGATTAAAGGCAACAAAGGATTTTCGCCCTTGTTTACTTCAATTTCATCGGGTAAAGAATAGCGGTTTTTAGCGTCAATATAACCTACAGTCCCGTCACTGCTAGTAATCAAAACACGCTCACCCGTGTTTGTTACGCGGCCATATTTTTGGGTTTGGCCTTTTTTGTTTTCTTCATTGCCTACGACAAAATCACGCGCTTTTAAGTAGCCCACCAAGTCGCTGCTACTAACATAAATAGCGCGGGACTTTTCGGGCATATCTAAAGAGTAAGCGACATACTCGCCACTGTCGGGGCGGTTTTTTAGCTTAATGATTCCAGTGTGGGCAAGGAATACGACTGTGATCCCTTTTTTGCGTAGATGCTCACAAGCTGCGCGTAGTTTTGCGTGAATACCTGCTACCACTAAATAGCCCTTGTTATAGCCTCCTGCCGCTTCGCCAATGTTGGTTGCGCCTTTGTCGTCAAACTCAACCACTTCTTGCTCAAATAACAAATTAAGCGCGGTGATTGTGTCAAAAACAACTGTCTTAAAGTCGTGGTCTTCGGTCATTAGCTCGCGTAATTGTGCGAATAACTCGTCAGATGTTTTGATATTGCGTTTAGCGTTAGGTTGCGGCAATTGTGGTAAAAACGCTGGTTGTGCATCTTCTGCCCATGTTTCGAAAACAGAAGTGGCGTTTTCAGCTTGTACAAAAATAGGGTTTGGGAACATACCCGCCATTGTTGACTTGCCTGAACCTGCAAAACCAACAATCGTGATAACAGGTGCTTGTGGTACTGCTTTTTTAATGCTTGCTAAAATAGACATTTTGTAACTCCGTTGGATTGTGTTTTCATCAAGTAAAGCCATTGGCTGCGCTTGATAAGCACAATCTAATACAATTTTGTTGGGTTGTCTATAAAAAATTATAGATAATCTACATTTTTATTGTTAAGATGCAAACATCATAAACAAAACAGGTGGGCCACAAAATGAGACTTTTAACTATTCCAGAGATTCGCGAACGATTACAGGATAGACGTTTAGAGTTGGTAGCAATTGCCACAGGGTTACACTACAACACCGTACTCTATATAAAGACGGGCAATGCAAAAAGCGCGAACATGTCAACTGTTGAAAAATTATCGGCGTATTTATTAAAAGACTGTGAGTGCAATAACAATGATAAATGACATTTACGACTATATAGAGTCGGGGTTTAAAATCTTTGGGCTGCATGGTGCAAGCGGTGGTGTGTGTAATTGTGGTGATGTTGAGTGTAAAGCTATTTTAAAGCATCCCATTATGAGCAACTGGCAAAACGTGCCTGTGTGGTCGGATGAGCAAATAGAATGTTTTAGTGAGATGGGCCATTTTAACAGCGGCTTTGGTGTCATTGTTAAAGGCTTTTTGGTCATTGATGTTGACGCGCGTAACGGTGGCGTTAAGTCTTTTAAACAGTTATGTAAAGACGTGCCTGCCATTTTAGATTGCAAGTTTATTGTTAATACGGGCAGTGGTGGCGGTAGTCAGCACCATTATTTTAAGTTAAGTGATGATGACAAAACAAAGTCGCTCATGCAAAACAATGACAAATACAAGGGCATTGATTTTAAGACAAGCGGATTTGTCGTAGGTGCAGGGTCGTTACATCAAAGCGGCTCAAACTATGAGACGTGCAAAGGTTATCCACAAGACATTGATTTTGCGCCTGGTGAGTTGTTGGCATTGTTAGAGCGTCCTGCCTTTTTTCGCGTTCAAAACAACGGTAAGGATTTAGACATTGACGAACTGCACATTGTTAGCTTGTTAGAGCATTGCTCGCCCGATTGCGATTACAATCAATGGGTGTCTATAGGCATGGCCATTCACCATTGTTTAAACGGTGGCGGCTTTGAGATATGGGACGCATGGAGCAGCAAGGGCGCGAAGTATTGCGGCTATGGCATATTACAAAAACACTGGCACAGCTTTGGCAAAACAGCCAATCCAGTGGGTTATGGTACATTACTACACTACGCGCATGAGGGCGGCTATTGTGAGCCTGTGACGTTTGTTTATGATGGTTCGCTTGGTGTTGTTGATGATGAATCTAGCGTAAATCTTGACAGTGTAAAGAGCGTTAAGCATTTACTAGACGAGCCTGTCGATGTGCGCCGCCCGCCGAGCTTTGTTGGTGAGTTGGTGCAATGGATAAATGACCAGTGTTTATATCCGCGTGAAAATCTCGCTGTAGCAGCCGCATTAACGGCTGTGAGTAGTTTGGCGGGTATGCGCTATACAGACGAGCTAGACGGTATGTCGCCTAATATCCTTGCGTTTTGTATCGCGGGCAGTGGTACGGGTAAAGAGCAAATCATGCAGTCTTATTTGCAGATTATCAAAGCAGCACAGGTGCAAAGCGCGTTACATGGCGGTTTTAAATCGGAACAGGAAATCATGCGTAACCTGATACGCCACCAAGCCGCGTTTTATTGTGTTGATGAATTGGGTATCACATTAAACAAGCTGCAAAATGCGAGTAAAAAAGGCGGCGCATCGTACCTAGAGGGAATTGTCGGTTTGATTATGAGCGTCTATTCAAAAGCAAATGGCTATCTACCAATCACAGGCGATTTAAAAGACGAAATCAAGCAAAAATTGACGCTTGAATATGCACAGCTTGAAAAGAAGATTGAGAAGTTACCACAGGATAGTGGTAGCGACACCACGCGACAACGATTAGAGGATATACAGGCCGATGTACTACAGGCCATACAGAATGTTGATGATGGTTTAGAGAATCCGTATCTCACGCTGTTAGGCTTTACCACACCCGTTACGTTTAATGATTTAATGAGTTTTGAACAGGCGACAAATGGATTTATGGCGCGGGCAATGATTTTCAGCGATTTAGAGACTAATCCAAAACGTAAAACTAAATTCAAAAAAACGCCCATGCCCGTCTATTTATCAAATGCTTTGCGTAATCTGTACGCGCATGGCCATTTTGACGCATTAGAGCGCACTGGTGCGCGTGTACAGCATATTGGCGACAAATCTACACTACCCACAACACAAGACGCTATAGAGCTTTTAAACGAGGTGTACGAGCGTTTTTATAATCTCGCTGAGTACCACAAGGGGACAACGGGCATGGAAGCCATCGCTAGACGCGGTTATGAGTTGGCATCTAAGGTTAGCCTTATTTGTGCGTTGCCCAGTGGACTACGCACAGCCGAACATATTTGTTATGGATACGCTTTGGCCATGCAAGATGTTGAGCGCAAAATTAAACTAGCGTACAGCACCGACAACCAAAAGAGCGGCGATGGTTTAGCGGCTAAGGTTTTATCCATTATTGACAAAGAACACGGCGAGACCCTGGGCGTTATCTGCAATCGCTTGCGAAGTACGCCAAAAACACAGGTAGAGGCGTTACTTGTGCAGATGATTGACAAGCAAATGATTAGAGCAGAGGAGCAAATTAAGCCTAGCACCAAGCAAAAATACTTGCGGTATTTTGCGGTGTGACCTGTGGATAACTTTTTTTAGACTAAAGGCCAGTAATGGCCTTTTTTTGTTTTTGCTGTTTATTTTTTGAGCTATTTTTGCATTGTTTAGGCGCATGATAGTGCATGATAGTAGCAAGATAGTAGCGTATTTTTGTTAAAATACATATTAAAAACAATAACTTACAAAGCAAAATAGCATAATAGCAAGATAGTATATATATAGATATATATACATACATAAAAACACACCATCTTTAGATGATTAAAAAATGTACAAATACAATAAAATACAACTGTATATACATCTGTATTTATATATACACTTTTATATACTATATAGACTATTATGCTATTATGCTATTATGCTTATATAAGTATTGGTATATATATGTTTCATAATAGTAGAGTCTTACTATTATGTACTATTATGCTCTAATCTATATAATTCTATAAATGGCCTAAATTGACAGCATCTTTTTTGGTATTTTGTCCCAAACTAACAGCGACAAACAAACAATAAATACATAAAATTATTGAGCGGCTTAGGGATGCAACCTGAAAACGTCTAGTCAACGCTGCCGCAATCCACGACTAAACCTTTGACTGGGGTATCAAAATGACAATTAGTAATTCTGTAATTTACCATCGAATTAGACGCGGAATGAGCATAGAAGACGCTCAGACATTGCCTTTAAATTGGCATAGAAAATTGACTATTGATAAAGTCAACGAAA